CGAAGGTCCAAGAAGGAGCGTTGGGAATCTCTATTATATCGGAAAATCGTGGAGTTAATCTCCACGAATTCTCTCGAGAAATAGGTTTTCCCAACACTCTCTCTCAGACCCATGGCATGGGATATCAGCCACCACCAACGGCGGCCTCTGTCTGTGCATTTGGTAGCGTTGTCGTCGCCATTAATGGCGATGGGGGCGTCGTGAAGTGGGATCTTCCTGCGTTGATCTTTCTCGCAGGCGAGTCTCGCGACACAACCAACAGCGATGCACAGAACCGGAAAACTGACTCTACTCCCCATGAGTTGTCCCCTTGTTTGGCGACGAATTTCAGCCTCCCCTTGTTCGTTCTTGACCTCTATCAGGTGTCCGGTCAGAGCCTCGAGAAATTTCCGCCGCTCTACTGGGTACAGATGGAGTCGGTCAGACACTCGCTCAGCGATTGTCTCACTGACCCAGCTGTACAGCAGATCGGTGGCAGACTCGTAGTCTCCACTCAGGAACGCCTGTTTCGGGCCAAGTTCTCTCCCGAGACGATCCAGCAGATACTCTTCTGTACACGTCTTGCCGACCAATTGGAAGGCGGGATGATGTCTCAGAGTGTCATGCATACGGCGTCTCAGGCTTTCAAGGAGGGTCTGAGTGAATGGTGGTCCCTTGGTTATCACTCGGATCTTGAGGGCTTCAGCCAGGGCAACCGGCTCTACGAGCGGTTCCTCGACCGATGCCTCTTTAAGAAGTCTCAGCCAGAATGTCTGGTAGGCCTCTTTGTATCCGGGTTGTATCCAAGGTTTTACTATCCACTCTTCGTTGCTTCTGTGTTCTTCATTTACGGCCTCTCCGCGTGGCTGGTTTGGACTTGTCTCAACAGACTCGTATCCCCCCGGTCTCCTCAAGCCCTCGAGGAGGTTGGGGTGTTCCAGGATTGCCCCAACAGCTCCCCCTCCCTTTCGGGAGCGGATGTAGTTGGCGCTGGTGGATGGGAAGACGGCGAGGAGTCTCTCCTCGACCGTGAGCGCACTATCTCTCCTTTCGAGTATATTCCCTTTGGCGTCTCTGACGACAATAGTGAAGAGCTCGTCGACCGTCCTCTTGAGTTCCTTCTCGAGTTCGGTACGAGAGATTTGCATGGGCTCCTCTTGGTCTTCATTGACCATGGGACCTATCAGATTTGTGCTGCTTACCCAGCCACCTTCGGGTTCAGACGGGGGTTTGGTGGTAATTTGACGGGCGAATTCCTCCTCTTTCTGTCGAAGTGCTCCCTTTGTGGGTCGAGGCATCCCCTTCTTGGCCTGTTTTATAGAGGCCAAGATGGAGAGCTTCTCGACCGACATCGGTTGAGCCATCTTCAGTTTGAGGAATCTTCCCAGTCGCCCACCCACGAGTTGGTGTGGTCGATCTTCTACTTGTGGACACGGATCCAGAGGGAGAGGCTGTTGCGTATGGAACGCGAAGAATGCCGCCAATTTATATTTGACGACTTTCATACCGTTGCCACCGCAAGCATCTGCCATCCGGACCCAATGATCCGCAGTAGAGTCAGAATTCCACTCCCCCTTGAACCCGTAAATCCTGGAGACTTGTCTGAGCACATTGAGACTTTTGGCTATGGCATCTCCTCCGGGCCCCCAAGGGTCCGGTGGAGTTGGAGCTAAACTTGCTACCATGGGGC